ATGACACCGACTTCACGCAATACGCTGAGGGCGGCAAAGTCAATGCGGCTGGCAATTACACCAAGCCCGAGCTGCGCAAGCGGATCGTGAGCCAAGTCAAGGCTGCAAATACGCAGGGCACCGGAGCAGGCCAGTGGTCAGCTCGCAAGGCTCAGCTTGTAGCCAAGAAATACAAGGCCGCTGGCGGCGGGTACAGGGACTGACGTGAAGGCTCCGCAGCAATCCCTCAAAGACTGGGGCGACCAGAAGTGGCGCACCAAGAGTGGAAAGCCGTCTTCAAAAACAGGCGAGCGTTACTTGCCGGAGAAGGCGATAAAATCGCTTAGCCCCGCAGAGTATGCGGCTACCACAAGAGCCAAACGTGCTGGTAAGGCGGCAGGCAAACAGTTCGTGGCCCAGCCTAAGACCATCGCCAAAAAGACAGCGAGCTTCAGATGACTACATCCGGCACCACAGCGTTCAACATGGACCTCACGGAGATCGTGGAGGAGGCGTTTGAACGCGCTGGTGGTGAGTTGCGCACTGGTTACGATCTTCGCACGGCAAGCCGGTCTCTGAACCTGATGTTCGCCCAGTGGGCAAACCGTGGTTTAAACATGTTCACGTACGAGCAGGGATCAATTAATTTGGTTCCCGGCCAAGCGACATACAACCTGCCAGCCGACACTGTAGATTTGCTTGAGCACGTCATCCGCACGGGCGCAGGTAACGCTTCAACGCAGGCTGACCTGACTATCACCCGGATCAGCGTCTCCACTTACGCGACGATTCCCAACAAGCTACAGCAAGCACGTCCAATTCAGGTCTGGATTGAGCGCTTGACTGATGCTCCGAGAATCACCGTGTGGCCCGTGCCAGATAACTCACAGCCGTATGTGTTTGTGTACTGGCGTCTGCGCCGCATTGAAGATGCCGGCACGGGTGTGAACACGATGGATATGCCGTTCCGTTTCTACGAGGCCATGACGGCTGGCTTGGCTTACCACCTTGCTCTGAAAATTCCCGGATCAATGGACCGCCTGCCAATTCTGAAGCAGCAGTACGACGAGGCTTGGGACTTGGCTTCGACCGAAGATCGCGAAAAGGCTGCGGTCAGGTTTGTTCCTCGTGCAATGCACATTGGAAACGGTGGCTACTGATGTCGAACCGGTTTGCAGCAGGCCACAAAGCGATTGCCATGTGCGACCGCTGTGGTCAGCAATTCAGACTCAAGCAGCTCAGAACGGAAATCATCAAGCAGCGCAAGTATCAGTTGCTGGTGTGCCCGGAGTGCTGGGACCCTGATCAGCCGCAGTTGATGCTTGGTACGTTCCCTGTGGATGACCCACAGGCGCTGAGGAACCCACGCAGGGATACAACCTACGTGACGTCCGGCTTGAACGATGCAGGCAACTTGTCCGGTGGTTCGAGGGACATTCAGTGGGGCTGGAACCCTGTAGGCGGGGCCAGCTTTTTTGACACGGCGCTCACCCCAAACTACTTGGTGGCGACCGCGTTTGTTGGTACAGTCTCAATATCTTGAAGGAGTTCAAAATGGACGCGAAAAAAGCAGTGCACAAACATGAAGCAAACATGCACCCCGGCAAAAAGCCGACCAAGTTTGCAAAGGGTGGCAAGACCAACCTGCAGATGAAACAGTTGGGCCGTGGTTTAGCCAAGGTTGCAAACCAACGCGTTTCTTCCGCGCCGAAGGGGAAATGACATGGCGAAGTTCAGTCAAAAAATGATGGGCAAAGAGGTTGGTCAAGCCAGCGTCTATGCCGAGCCACACACGATGACAGGCAAGGTTGTCAAGGCCTCCACCAATCCCGGCAAAGAGCCAAATCGCAGCCGCGCTGACACGGTGAATATGAGCGTGGGTGGCATCAGCAACAGGCCTGATGGCATGGGCACCAAGACCAGTGGTATCAAAATCCGTGGTACTGGCTGCGCTACTAAAGGCGTTATGGCCCGAGGCCCGATGGCATAAGACATGACGTACGACGAACTGGTCACCGCCGTCCAAGACTACTGCGAGAACGTGTTCTCGACGGTAGATATGGACACGTTCATCCGGCAAGCTGAGCAGCGTATATACAACGTTGCCCAACCAGCCAACCAGCGCAAGAACGTGACTGGTACGTTGACGGCAGGAAACAAGTATCTCCAGTGCCCGGTGGACTTTCTGTCTGTGTATAGCTTGGCGATATACCCCGCTGCTGGTGGCGCATACGAGTACTTGCTGGACAAGGATGTCAACTTCATCCGGCAGGCGTATCCCAACCCAGCCACCACGGGCAAGCCCAAGCACTACGCCATTTTCGGGCCACGCTCGGACAATGCAGATGAGTTGACGTTGATTCTTGGTCCAACACCTGATCTCGCCTACAACGCTGAACTGCACTATTACGCATACCCAGAGTCCATTGTGGATGCTGCTGACGGGCGTACTTGGCTGGGTGACAACTTTGATTCCGTCCTGCTGTACGGCACCATGTGCGAGGCACTGACCTACATGAAGGGCGAGACAGAAATGGTCAAGCTGTACCAAGATCGGTACGTTCAGGCGATTGCTCTGTACAAGAACTTGGCAGACGGCAAACAGCGCGGTGACGCATACCGCAACGGCCAAGTTAGAACGGCGGTCCAATGAGCAACATCGTTCAAACACAGACCACCAGCTTCAAGGCGGAGTTGTATCAGGGCATCCACAACTTGCTCACGGACACTCTGCGTATTGCGCTGTACACGGCCAACGCGAACCTCAACGAAGACACCACGGTGTACACCACAACCGCAGAAGTGGTTGGCACGGGGTACGTAGCTGGCGGGGTCGTATTGACCGGGGTCACGATCTCCAAGTCTGGTTATACGGCTTACGTGAATTTCAACAATGTGGCGTTTGGGGCTTCGGTGACTGCACGCTGCGCTTTGATCTACAACGCAAGCAAGGCCAATCGGTCTATCGCTGTGCTGGACTTTGGTGCGGACAAGACAGCGACCAGCTTTACCATCACCATGCCGCAAAACACTGCAACGACGGCACTCATTCGCAGTTCAATTTAAGGAGTCACTATGACCACAGACCGCATCAATGCCACTGACAAGGTGGAGGCTGCTTGCAGCTACAACACACAACCCGCTGACCAGATGAGCATTCATGGCTCGTACCACGCCGTCTGCTACGACGCGCAGGGTAACGTCAAGTGGGAAGACGACATCAAGAACTTGGTGACAACCGTGGGCAAGAACCTGACGCTGGATACCATCCTTGGCAACTCGGCTGCTGGCGCTGTGGTGATGGGCCTCAAGGGCGTTGGTGCTGCCAACGTGGCGGACACCCAAGCCTCGCATGCAAGCTGGTTGGAGGTGGGTCTGGCTAACGCCCCCACATACTCTGGCAACCGCAAAACGCCTTCGTTCAGCGCAGCTTCTGCTGGTAGCAAGACCACATCTTCGGCTGTCACCTTCTCGATCACATCGACTGGCACGGTGGCTGGCTGCTTCATCAACATCGGTGGCAGCGCAACAATTGACAACACCACGGGCACACTGTTCTCGGCTGGCGATTTCTCCAGCTCGAAGGCCGTTGTTTCTGGTGATTCGATTGCCGTTACGTACACAGCCACTCTGACCTAATCATGGCCGTCGGATGGGGCATAGGAACTTGGGGTTCTAACGCATGGGGCGGGGGTGAGACACTCCCAGCCAGCGTTACGGAGACTGCTGCCCTTTCCGAAAGTCAGGTTGCCTCTCAGGAGTTTGCGGTCTCTGTAGATGAGACTGCAGCATTTGCAGAAAGCCAGAACGCAGGGGCTACGTTTCAGGTGTCGGTCAGCGAGTCCTTGGCGGCTCAGACCGGCTGGGGCGTTGGTGCTTGGGGCAGTAATGCTTGGGGTGGGTACAACACCATTTCGGACACTCAAACAGTTGCGCTGACGATTAACGTTGCGGTGTCGGAGACGGCAGAGATTACAGAGGCCCAGACGGCTCTGACGGACTACACGGCGGCGGTTTCGGATACAACGGCGCTGACAGAGACGCAGGTAGTTGAGGCGACCTTTGCCCTTGCTGTGTCGGAAAGCGCAGCAATCACGG